ATTCGGTAATTATTCGAGTTTTGTGCAAAAACATTGAATGACGTTATGGGACGCCGACCGAACACCGCAATCCTAGCTCAAGCCGCTGCCACAGGCGTCGGTTTGCGTCAGGCCCGTCGCCAGCTTGAGAAAGGGCAGGCGGTTGCGGCCGCAAAGCCGATGAAGCCGATAGCCGGGATAGGATTAGACGGCGAGATCGATCGACTTGAATCACTTGCCGCTACCCTGGGCGAGGCAGCAAAGGAGGCGAGCGGGCCGGAGCGGTCGTCACTGATAGGCGATTACACCCGCGTCGTGGAGGCACTGCGAAAAATGAAGGGCGACCGGCCCGACATCAATGAGGCGGAGGGCAAAATGGTGCCGATCGACGAGGCAGACAAGATACTGGCTCGCCGGACTAACGCACTAATCCCGCTACTGCTAGGTATGCCCAAACGCCTAGCGCCTATCTGCGCCCATAGGCCAGCCGCTGAGATCCAGAAAGAGGTGGAGAACGAGGTGGGGCAAGTAATGCGACAAGTGCAGGCCGCACTGTGAAGGCAGCCGAACAGCTACTCAAACGCGAACGCGACCGCTGGAACTTCGAGCCACCGCCCAGCGTGATTGAGTGGGCGGAAAAGAATATTCAGCTAGATAGCAGGATAACCGCTCGCCCAGGTCTTTACTCAACCAAGTACACGCCTTACGTGGCGGGCGTACTTGAGGCGCTGGCCGATCCGGGCGTGCATACCGTTAGCCTTTGCTGGGGATCGCAGACAGGCAAGACGCTGACGCTGGCCATCTGGCTGGCGTACAGAATCGCAAACGATCCAGCGCCGGCACTGCTCGTAATGCCTAACGCGGATCTGGCTAGGAGCTACAGCGAAACGCGACTGACTCCGATCTTTGAGAAGTGCAAGCCAGTACGGGCACTGTTTCCATTCGATAGCGACGATTTTAAAATATTAGAGATGCAGTTCACTAGCATGACTCTCAGCCTAGTAGGATCGAATAGCCCGGCGAACATCAGCTCACGGCCGATCTGCATCGCTGTGCTGGACGAGCTGGACAAATTTGCGCCACCGACCGAACGCGAAGCGGCCGCCTATAATCTGGCGCTGGAACGCACAAAGGCTTTCCCCAACCGCAAGCACGTGCTGACCAGCACGCCTACTTTAAGCACGGGCGATATATGGCAGAACTATCAGGCAGGAACGCAGGAAACTTTCCACGTGCCTTGCCACGCTTGCGGCGAAATGCAGGCGATGGAATTTGGGCAAGTGCGTTGGGCGGATAGCGCACGCAATCCTGACGGCAAATGGGACTTACAGAAAGTAGGTGAGACGGCCGCTTACCATTGCACAAAGTGCAACGAGCCGTGGACTGAGGGCCACAGGCGATCAGCCGTAGAACAAGGCAAGTGGGTGGCGGCAAATCCAAACGCAGAACGCGGAAGGCGCAGTATGCGATTACCTAGCTGGTACTCGCCCACCGTCACCTTCGCCGACTGCGCCAAACAGTTCCTGACTCAAAAGCATTATCTGCACGGCTTGCAAGGATTCGTTAACGGATGGAGTGCGATGCCATGGGAGGATCAGTTTGATGATGATAAAACAGTCGACATCCCGGCCGGTGCGTTTGCGAAAAAGCAGGATTGGGAAACCGAACATATCAAGCTGGCCGCGATAGACAGACAGATCGACGAGTACTGGTTCGTGGTAAGGGCGTTCGCCAGGGATGGAACCAGCCGACTAATCGACGAAGGCCGGGCACGAACGATCGAGGACGTGGCGCAACACCTACACACGTTAGGCGTTCAACCAAAGCACACTGCGATGGATAGCGGATACGAGACGCAAGACTCCTACCGAATCTGCGCCCGCTATAAGTGGACTGCATTAAAGGGCGAAGAGCGTCCCGCCTACTGGATTGAAACGCCACGCGGGCGGATGAAGTCGGTACACTCGGCCGAACAACCCACCGACGCGGGCTGCATGCTTCTGCTACTCAGCTCGCCAGCCTGTCAGGATCTGCTGGCATGGTTGCGACGAGGGCAGGGGCCACGCTGGGAAATTGCACATGACGTAAGCCCGGACTATCGCGAGCACATGAGCAGCCACAAAAAGGTGCATCGGATTAACCGCAAGACAGGGCGCGATCACTACGAATGGATACGGATCAAAAGCAGGCAGGATCACTTATACGATTGCGAAACATATCTAGCTGGCTTTGCCGTGTATGGAAAAGTCATTAGGCCGACCGCTTCACTGGACGAGGAATCGTTGACACCCGTGGCGACGTGATGGCTATTTCCCGCAGACTTACGCGGGCAGTTGCGACGAACTACCTGGCACAAGCCTCCGGAGTTACCGCAAGCGCCCTGACCAACCTTGCCACTGACCGCAACGCGGCAATGACGGGCGCAGCATCAGGCCGTGCACTGGTTGGATCTTCAGCAGGCGGGCAGTCTGCCAGCTTCCAGATTGATCTTAAACCGACCGAACGGGTTGAACTATTCCAGGCCGCAATCGATTACCTAAATGGCGTACAGGTCACACGCACCAGCGCCTCATTTTCTTACATTCTGGATAGCTGATTATGGCACAGAAACTTTCACTCGTGGCTCGGATGGGCGCAGGGATCAAGGCGTTCGGAGCTGGATTCGGTGCAGGCATCAGCACGTTCCAACCCTACGAGGGCGCAGGCTTTTCCCGTAAGCGTCCCGTCATTTACGGGGCACACGCCCGCGACTCTCGCCTAGATCTAAACGAAGCCACACGGGTTGAGCTGCTCAAGCTCGCCCGGCACATGTACCGCAACGTCGGGCTAATTAAAGGGGCAGTGGATTCGATCGCCACCTATTCGATCGGGCCGGGACTCCGGCCGCAGTATCGCGGAGCAGATCAGGACTTTGGCAGACTGTGCGAGGAATATTGGCGGGATGTGGTAGTGCCATCGCCTGAAGTTACTGGGCGCATGACTTGGACAGACATGTTGCTGGCACTATCGCGATCGATCGACGTGGACGGCGACGTATTCGTCATCATGACGGAAAAGGGAAAGCTACAGATTGTGGAAGGTCACCGCGTTTGCGAAGGCGATGACTACGGAACTTCTGACGGCGTGTTCCTCGGCAAGCTCGGCGAGCCTACTGGATACTTAATTCAGACAGGCGAGCTGTATCGCAAGTTGGGCGCAGACACCGTCATTCACCTAATGGAGCTGGAACGGCCGGATCAAATTCGTGGTGGATCTTCACTGGCTCGCGCATTGAATCACGTTCGTGATTTAAAAATGCTCGGCGAGTTTGAGAAGGACGCTTTGAAATTGCAGGGATCGATTGCAGCAGTGATCACCACCGACCAAGGCGACGAGCTGGCTGGGCAGGGTGGATTCTTTGGAACCGTCCAGGCTCAAGACACTGGCGAACCCACAATCGCCCGCGAGGAGATCACCAGCTCGGCAACTATCCCGCGCCTTTCACCTGGCGAAAAGATCGAGATGATTGGGCCTAATCGGCCCCACGCAGGCTTTGAGCCGTTCGCTAAGTTCCTAATTCGTGACGTGGCCATGGGCCTAGGCTTGCCCGTTGAGTTTGTCTACGATCCAGCAAGCGTCGGCGGGGCAGGGATGCGGTTTATTGTAGCCAAGGCACAGCGTAGATTTGAACAACGGCAACGCCTACTCATCGATAGATTTTGTAATCGCGCATGGCGCTACTTCATCGGCGGAGCAATCGCTAACGGTGATCTGCCGGCCGTCGAGGATTACGCAAAGGTTACGTGGCAGACTCCGAAGTCGCTAACCGTGGACGCGGGGCGCGAGGCGATGCAGGCCCGCGAGGACTACAAAGCGGGCCTATCCAGCTTGCAGGACTACTTTGGCGAACTTGGACAAGATTGGGAAGAGCAAGTCAGGCAGATCGCTAAAGAGCGTGAATTCGTCGCGTCGATTGGAACAGTCGCACCCCAGACCGACGTGGCGGCCCCGGTGGAAGTAGTCAAAGAAGCACCCGCAATCGATGAACCCACGCCAGTTAATCCAGAAAAAGATCCGAACGCTGGGCCGGATGCTGAGCTAAGCGCAAGGGTTGAGCTGGATTTACCAACACAAAACGCAGGCGAGACTGATGACAAGTTTATGGATCGCTGCATGGGCAATCCAACAATGGTGTCCGAGTTTCCAGAAAACGATCAAAGGGCAGCCGTTTGTGCTAGGCAGATGAAGCTGTCCGCCAAGCCACAAACAGAATCTTTCACCATGCGGGACGACCCCGACTACAAGCTTAGCGACAAAGAACTAGACATGGTCGCAAACGCAATCGGGCTTAAAAAAAAAGAAAAAATAGAATTAGCTAAACCCACGGCCGGCATGATTGCCGAAGCCAAGAAGGGATTAGAGTGGCGTAGGGAATACAAGCGGGGCGGGACTGAAGTGGGCGTGGCTAGGGCACGCGATATAATCAATAACGTAGACTTTCCAGATGAGACAATCGCCCGCATCAGCTCATACCTAGCGAGGCATGAAGTGGATAAAAAAGGGGAAGGCTTTAATCCTGGTGAACCGGGATTCCCGTCGGCAGGCCGGATAGCTTGGGCGTTATGGGGTGGCGATGCTGCCCAGAGCTGGGCAGCGGTACAGATGCGCCGGATCGCCCGTGAGATGGCGGCTAGGCCGGGACCG